CTATCGGATTATATAATGATGCAGGACAATTATTAGTTACTGGTAAGTTAGCATCACCATTACGTAAACGTGGTGACGTTGATATGAATATTTTATTAAGATTTGATGCAGATTTATAAGGAATAACAATGGCAAAAACAATAACTAATTTTGTAGTACGAAAAAATAAAAAGAAACGACCAGGCGTTCATTCTGGGAAAAAACAAAGTTCGCATAAACATGGTAAAAATTATCAAAAAAAATATGTAGGTCAAGGTAGATGATACGATTAAAAAACATATTATCAGAAGTATTACAACAAGAACAAGTTGATATATTACTAGATAAAATACGTAATAAACAATATGTGCGTATTGGCGCTGGCGATAATGGGGTTGTTTATGAAATTAGTGATACGGATTATGTTTTCAAAATAACTAGAGAACGAGATGAATTTGAAGTCGCATCTGTTATTGTAGGTCGTGATTCTGAATTTAAATGTTTTATTCCAGTTGTTTACGTTAATGATTCTGAAAAAATGTATATTATGAAAAATGCATCAGAATTGCCAATAAAATACAAACAAATGATTGATAACTTTTATGCACGATACACAAAGTTTGCTCTAGATATGCAAGGTGAGGTTAGCATATTTAATTACTTAGATGCGGACGGAGCTAGAGAAACTGAATCAGCATTAGTTACATTTTTACGAAAATTGCAGCAAGAAATTATCAGAACAGGAATTTCAGAATTTGATTTAGATTTAGATTTTAAATCAGACAATGTTATGATGTTTAACAACCGATTAGTATTAGTTGATTGGTAAAATTAAGGAAGGTTATGGCAAAAAATCATTGGAACTCGAAGTCAAAAGCGAGACAAGAAGCATATAAATACGGTTACAAGTCTGGATTAGAACATACTGTAGCTGAAACATTAAAAGAAATAAATTATCCAGTTAATTACGAGACTGAAACTTTACATTACAGTGTACCAGCAACTAAACATAAATATACACCTGATTTTGTATTTACTAAAAAGGATGGCGGAACAATGTTTGTGGAAACTAAAGGACGTTGGACTACTGCTGATAGAAAAAAAATGAAATATGTTTTAGGTTCTAATCCTGGAATTGATATTAGAATAGTTTTTCAAAATCCTAATCAAAAAATTTCAAAAGGTAGTAACACTACATATGAAGCTTATGCTAATAAACTAGGTGTTAAACATGTAGCAAAGAAAATGATACCTGCAGAATGGTTAGCTGAATGTTGCCAGATTGATGAAACACCGACACAGAAAAAGCCATTTTTCTTTTAAAGGTTGGAAATGTGAAAAAAATTCATTATTTTCTAATGTAAGTAATGAATGACAATTAATTAATAGAATGAAATGAAATGTTAATGTAATGAATTCGTTATACCAGTAATGAAGTGAATGGTATGACTTTAATTATATATTATTTATATTAATTCCAGACCTTTTGATTCGTAACATTTTTTCATTATAATAAGATAATGAAGAATCTAAAATTATTACAATTACTTGAATCGGTATTAGGTAAGAGTAAACCTACATCTGGTGATAATGTAGCATTCTTCTCTCCGTTTACTTCACATTATAAACCTAAATTAGAAATTAATATTAATACAACTGCTGAAGGAGAAAATCCATGGCATTGTTGGATTTCTGATAATAAAGGTAGAACAATAGCTTCTTTATTTAAACAATTAAAACAACCTAAAGAACGATTTGAACAACTTGCTAGAATAATTCAATCATCTAGATATCGTTCAGAAAAACGAGAAGTAACTGAAGTTGTATTACAATTACCAGAAGAATATCATCCATTATGGATTTATAAAAAGTCATATGAATATAATGCTGCAATGCATTATTTAAAAGGGCGTGGCATTACTGTTTTTGATATTATTAAATATAGGATAGGATATGCCGAAGAAGGACAATATGCAGGAAGAGTCATTATCCCAAGTTATGATGCTTCTGGTAGCCTTAATTATTTTGTATCTCGTATATACCGCGATAGAGAAGGTATGAAACATAAAAATCCATCAGTATCAAAAGATATTATTGGATTCGAAATGCTGATAAACTGGAGAGAACCAATTGTACTTTGTGAAGGTTCTTTTGATGCAATTGCAATTAAAAGAAATGCAATACCGTTATTTGGGAAACAAATTCAACCAGAATTACAAAAGAAAATTATCGAAGAACATGTACAAGACATTTATATTTGTTTGGATGCTGATGCATTAAAAAATGCGTTAGATATTGCCGAACGATTTATGAATGAAGGATTAAATGTTTACTTCGTAGAACTACAAGATAAAGATGCTTCTGAATTAGGATTTGAAGCAATTACAAAACGTATTTCAGAAACTATGCAGATGTCATTTGAAGATTTAATGATGATGCGAATGGGAATGTTATGGAAATAAAGAAGATTGATATTGGGGTAGACATTATCGATAAAATATTTCATGTGTCGGATGTTCATATCAGAACATTGAAGCGACATCGTGAATATCGACAAGTATTTGAGAACATGTTTCTAACAATTACACAAGAAGCTACTGATAGATCAATATGTGTAGTTACAGGTGATATTGTTCATTCAAAACTTGATATGTCGCCAGAGTTAATCAACATGTTAACTGAATTCTTTAATGGATTCACATTACCTACAATTGTTATATTAGGTAATCACGACATGAATTTGAATAATACACATCGTGTTGATGCATTATCTCCCGTACTCAATGTTATTCAAAATAAAAATATTCACTTCATAAAAGAAAATGGTTTATTTGAAGCAGGAAGTGTTTTGTTCAATCACATGGCTGTTGATGTTCCACCTGCAAAGTACGTAAAAGGAACTGACATTGATACTGAACATTTTAAAATTGCATTACATCATGGGGCTGTTCATTCTGCTCGTACTGATGTTGGTTATGAAATTTCAAATGAACATGTTACGGTAGATTTATTTGATGGTCATGATTTATGTTTATTAGGAGATATCCATAAACCAAATCAAATACTTCAAGAATATCATGTTGAAAATGGCGTAAAAAAGCCATTAACGGTATATCCTGGATCGTTGATACAACAAAATCATGGGGAAGCATTAGGACATGGAATACTTGTTTGGGATCTTCCTGACAGAAGTTCTCAATTTATAGATATACCAAATGATTATGGTTACATAACATTTGAGTTGGATGGAACATCGATTGTTAAAGCACCATCATATGTACCGTCCCGGCCTAGGATTAGGGTAAAGTTTAAAGACACGTCGGCAGCTGATATGAAAAAATTTCTTGCAGCGTTACGTAAAAAATATACTGTTGAAGACATTTCTATTCAACGCATAACAGATACATCTACAAATACATCTGCAGCAAATATTACAATAGGCAATGTTCGTGATGTTGAATATCAAAATACACTTATTACAGAGCATATTGAACTTAATTATCCACAAGCAACTGATTCAGAAATTGATGCTATTCGTCATATTAATAGATCAACAAATTCAAAATTACCAGTATTAGAATCAGTTCGTAACATAACATGGCATCCAGTTTCATTTGAATTTTCAAACATGTTTTCATATGGCGAAAATAATCATGTTGATTTCACAAAACTTCAAGATGTTGTAGGATTATTTGCACCAAATACATCTGGTAAATCATCATTGTTAGATGCAATGACGTATACTATTTTTGATAAATGTAGTAAAACTGGAAAAGCTAAAGAAGTACTTAATAATAAATCTACACAATTCTTTGGCCGTTTTGTGTTTGAAATGAACAACGTAACGTATACGATTGAAAGAACAGGTACGCAGCAAAAATCAGGACACGTAAAAGTTAATGTTGAGTTTTATTCTGATAATGAAAATCTTAATGGCGAAGAACGTAGTGATACAAATAAAAATATTAGAAAATATCTAGGAACATATGATGATTTTATTTTAACGGCATTTTCATTGCAAAACGATCAAAGTAACTTTATCAATAAATCACAAAGAGAACGCAAAGATTTATTATCGCAATTTTTAGATATTACAGTTTTTGAGCAACTTTACCAACTTGCTGCAGAAGATATAAAAGAAACAGCTGGTAAATTAAAAGAGTACAAGAAAACTGACTTTGCTCAAATTATTTCTGATGCAGAAGATATTATTTCGCAAAATATTGATGCAATATCTAAATGCGAACAACAAGAACAAGATGCACAAACACAAAAAGACGAACTTCAAGATGATTTATTGCGTCAAGTTGAAAGTAAACAGCCAACAACATATACAGGTCCGTCAATAAAACAACTTAAACAGGAAGAAATTGTATTAACTGATAAGATAAAAAATCTGCAGCAAGAAATTGAAACAAAAGAACAAGAAGTTGAAGAAAAAAATGATACTCAACTTAAACTTCGTGTTGATATAAAGCAATTTGATCATGATGATATTGAACACCACGTTGGAAAATATAATTCATATGATTCAAAGATAGAAACACAAACGAGAATAACAAATAAACAAAGGACATATGTTGATGGATTGCAAGAAAAAATACAACATCTCGACACACATGAATATGATCCAGAATGCAAATATTGTACATCAAACGTATTTGTTAAAAACGCATTACAAGCCAAGGATTGTATTGATCAAGAACGTGAGTCATTGAAACGACATGAAGAATATTTAACACGTTTTAAAACAGAGCAACAGGAATTATTTAAATACACTATACAAAAAACTCAGTTAGAATCATTGATTTCAGAACGATCTGGATTACGAGATGATATTGAACGTGATGAACTTCGTTTAGAAATTTTAGAAAATGAATTACAGACAAAAGAATCTGAATTAGAAACTTGTTTAGAGCGACAAGAACAATATACGATTAATCAATCTGCAATTGAAACTAATCAAAAAATTGAAGAACGGATTGAATTAATTAAAGATGCGTTAGAACATAATAAACATGCAATAGCAAAGATTACAACACGAATCAAAAATTTACATGGTGAGATTGAAGTTGCAAAAACAAAAAAGAAACATGCACTTGAAAGTTTAGATTCTTATAAAAAGTTAGAAACAGAATATAAGGCATATGAATACTATTTAGAAACAATAAAAAGAAATGGTGTACCATATGATATTATTGCAAAAGCTCTTCCAAAAATTGAAGCTGAAATCAACAATGTACTCAATCAAATAGTTGATTTCAATATGGTTCTGAATACAGATGGCAAGAATATAAACGGATATATTATTTATGATGAAGATAATTTTTGGCCATTAGAATTAACATCTGGTATGGAACGTTTTATTTCTAGTTTAGCAATTCGTGTAGCTTTAATTAATGTATCAGCATTGCCTCGTCCTAATTTTATTGCAATTGATGAAGGCTGGGGAAGTTTAGACTCAGAACATATTGCTGCAGTAATCAACCTATTTGAATATTTTAGAAACAAGTTTGACTTTTCAATTATTATTTCACACGTTGATTCTATGCGTGATATGGTTGATAAATTACTTGAAGTTAACAAGCAAAACGGATTTAGCCAGATTCAGAACACGTAATATTTATAATAAAGTATTTCGTGTATGAAAAGAAAAGAAACTATTTATCGAGGACTTGACTTAATTAATGTATTTTTTGAAGATACATCATTAACATCTCCTGATATATTTCAAATTACAGAATTTCCTACACGACTTACTGCTGGTAAAAATTTAATTAAATTAAAAGGCCATCCGGATAATTTACGAATTGGTTCATATCTTAATATTGAAATATTAGATTTTAATGGCGATCCAATTTATTATGAAATAATTGATTATATTGATGAAGATAAGTCTCGTGTTATTGCAATATATGTTTATGAAGAAACATCTCCGGGCGAAGCTTCAATAACAATTGTTGGTGAATTACAACAACTTAACGGACAACCAGTACCGCAAGAATGGGAAGGTCGTGCTAATGTTAAATGGTCTAGAACTGTACAAATTAATCCTACACTTTCAAATAATTCAGAAGTAATTTTTGAAGCATTACCGAATGTAACAATACAAGAACAAGTAGGTGTACAATTAAATCGAACATATCCAAATGGACAACAATTTCCAACTTATTCAACAGGAACTGTTAGATTCTTTTCATATAATGGACAACCAGCAATTGAATTAACAAACGGATTGTTTACTAAAGATATGGAAGATGGTACAATAACAGTATCATCGCCATCTAATCCACAACCTACGCCGCAGTTTACACCATCTAGTACAGCATATTCTTCAACTATTAAGAAAGTTTTAAGTGAAACAACAATGTTATTAGATTCAGAATTTATAGTCAAATCTAATCAAACACTTTCAACTCATACATATACATCATTTGACGCATCTTCATATTCATTATTATATGAAGCAACACCTACATATACACCAACTGAAAATTCAGAATCATTTGCATATGTTACTATAAACGGATTAGAACCAGCAACTGGTGATATTGATCGTATAAAGGTATTTGTTAATGGAAAAGGTACAATTGGTACGTGGGAACAAATTAATGATATTGAATTAGAAGAAATTGAATTATTTGTAGATACCGGAAGTGTATTTCCAGATTTTGCAATAGGCACATTTTCATCTCAAAATATAATTGATACGTATTGGGAAGCAAAATATTTTAACAATGGTGGATTAGGTACTGCTCCTACAGCATCTTGGACGAGTGGTAGTATAGGAAATGGTGTACAAATTATTCCGCATGGTGGGTCTGATATATCTGCTACAAATAGTGTAATGACATTTCAACACGTAGCACCATATGCCGCTACATTTGTAAGTCAGTCTGCATATAAATTAACAATTGACGCAATTGGCACTAGGAGTTCAGTAAGTGGTAATTCTAATCCAAAATTATCAATATTCTTATCAGGTTCTGCATTTCCATATGATGCACAAGATCTATTGAATCAAAACATACAACAATTTGGACGTAGAATCGGTGAATTAGAAGTATTATCTAGTAATCAAAGATTCGATGATACGGTATTTGAATTTGAGGCATTACAAAATGGTAGTGGGCAATTAATATTTGTAATTGAAGGCGGTGAGTGGCAATTTTCTGATATCAGAACTACAACTGATAATGATCCCGGATATACACCAGGGTATACAAGAATAAGAACAGAAATACCAACCAAACATAAAAGTGGTAACCAACTTTCATTCAAATTAGAATATTATAATGTAGATAGTGTTAAAAGTAAACAAATATCATATGTTAATAATCTAGATTGGCAGGGAGGTAATCGTTATATTGATGGTGATTATTCAATGCTTACTGGTTCATTATATGTTGCTGATTCATTAGAATCGGGCATTGCAATATCTGGACTTAAAAATACTGGTTTCGTACGCAGCTTAGGATATTCTGGATTTGAATATGGCGATCCTGGATTTTTATTATGGAGCGGTAGTGCGTTATCTGGCAGCTCCGGAACTAAAGGTGGCGTACCATATTCTGGCGTCGGATTAGAATTATATGCTAGTGGCAATAATTATTTTAGATTTTCAACTGCAGATTCTGAATTAGATGTAAGAACTGAAAAATTCTTCGTCGGAAATTCATCTACAAATATTTCAGCAAGTAATGGAAATTTGCAAATATTATCATCTAATTTTACAGTAACAGCTGATGGAGATGTTTCAGCAACAAATATTTCATTGTCTGGTACATCATATGCTGGATTATTTTCTTGGGATATTAAATTATTTAGAGATGAGGGAGAATATCCAGCATTATCTGCTATTGACAATGATGTATTATGGTATACGTCTTCATACGGAGGTGTACCGTACGTAATTATTGATTTAGGCGCAGCTCCAGCATCATTTATTCGTTTTAATGATGCCCCGCCATACCCCATATGGGCGATATTAATTAATGATACATCAATAACACCTAGCCGACAAGATGGTACGTTATTAACGTTAGAAGCTGCTACTAACAATGTTTATATTAGAGCCGGCAACGGCATGAGCGTATTACCAGCAACAGCATCATACATAACACCATTTGGAACAGAATATAATAACCTCAATCAAAATTATGAATTTTATTACGTACAAGGACAACGTAAATTTGAATATAATACTACTGTAACAATTGACAGTCAATCATATAGTAATGTGTATGATATGGATACCGGGGCTCGTATATTTTTACAAAAAAGTATTTTTGATTACAATATTTTAGCAACCGGACACCCAGGTTATGAATCATTTAAAGGAGTATTCCCAGCAGCAGATGATTTATATGATATTGGTAGTAGTTCTAGGCGCTGGGATGATATTTACGCTACGAATGCAACAATTCAAACATCAGATGAAACGCAAAAAACTGATATAGCATCATCTGATTTGGGATTAGATTTTATAAATGAGTTACAGCCAGTTAGTTATAAATGGATTGGAAAAACAAGAACTCATTATGGATTAATAGCTCAAAGTGTAAGTTCATCATTAGCTAATTTTAATAAAACAACCGCAGATTTTGCAGGAATTGTAATTTCTACAAATGAATCTGGATCAATATTTGGACTTCGTTATAATGAATTTATATCTCCGTTAATTAAAGCAATACAAGAACAACAACAGATAATTAATTCGTTGCAATCTAGAATTGAAATATTAGAAAGTGGTTCTGTATAAACTAATATTTATATAAAATGGTCATTTAAATGAAATCAATACTACAAGAATTCAAACAACATCTCATAGAACAAACAAGTAATGTTACTGTTTTGTTTCCAGGCGGATTTAAGCCTATAACTGGAGCACATTTAGCACTTGCTAATCGATATGCAGAAAATCCTTCAGTTAAACAAGTAATAATGCTTGTTGGTCCAAAAGATAGAGATGGATTTACGAGAAAACAAACTATCGATAGTTTTAATCTATTAAATTCAAACCCAAAAATCATAATGCAACCAACAGAATTTAATTCTCCAATAATGGCTGCATATGAATTCTTATTTGCATTGCCAGAAGATGCTCAAGGACAATATGCAATGGCAGCTTCAACAAAGGGTGATGATTATGTACGAGCTAAAACATTTGTTCCTAATGTAGATAAATACAAAATTACTGGTGATAAATCTGGAAGAAAAATACCGCAAGGTATTGATGCTATTGAATTAACAGCAAATGCAGATCCAATTCAATATCCATCAGGAGAACCAATTTCTGCAACAGCAACACGACAAGCAATTGCATCGGGCGATTATAACATATTCAAACTCTCGTACCCGGGTATAGAAGATTCGGTACTAAAAAATGTTTGGGAAATATTAACTGGCAAAATGATTGAATCTACTTTTTCTAAAGGTTGGTGGAATACAATTTTAGAACAAGATGTTAATGCATTATTTACTGAATTAAGAACTGGAAAGCGTTTACGTGTATTTGATTTTGATGATACATTAGCAAAAATGAATGCTACAATTTATGTTAAACACCGAGATGGATCTAACACAGAATTAAACCCAGCACAGTTTGCGGTTTATGAGCCAAGGCCCGGCGATGATTTTGATTTTTCAGAATTTGATAGAATTATTAAATCTGCAAATCCAATACAAAAAAATGTAGATGCATTAAAAAGATCAATGCAAGATGCTGGGGCTAAAACAACTATTTTAACGGCTCGTAGAGTGGCATACCCAGTTAAAAGATATCTTGAGCGCGAACATGGAATTAAGAACATATACGTTGTTGCACTGGGTTCGTCTGACCCAATGGATAAAGCTCGTTGGATTGAAAAACAAATTCAAAAAGGATATGACGATATTGAGTTTATTGACGATTCTCCAAAAAATGTAAAGGCAGTCGATTCATTACAACAACAATATCCAGATGTTGCATTAACAGCACATTTAGTAGAAGGCTATATGGATCCTAAAACTGCTGAGAAACACAAAAAGAAAATTGAAAAGCTTCGCAAATTTTTAGATAAAAATACTGGTAAAGAATTTGTATATGATTTTGATACATACGACAAAACTACATTTGGCGTCCCATTAACCGAAGGAGTATTGCTCATGGAAGGGGGTGCTGGGGGGCACATGGCTCATCCATATGATGATCATGGATTAACCTTCAATGAAATGAAAGAGTTAGTTGCCCGTGCTTTAGAAGGACAGTTAGATATCGAAGAAGCAGTAACTGAAAAGACAGACGGCCAAAATCTTCAAGTAACGTGGAAGAATGGTCGAGTAGGATTTGCTCGTAATAAAACCACAATCGTTAATCCGTTAACTACAGAAGAACTTACAACTAAATTTGAAGGCCGCGGCCCTATATCAGATGCATTTCGTGAAGCAGGACAAGATTTACAAGCAGCATTTAACAAAATAGATTCTAAAAAGTTAGATAGTATTTTCAAAAACGGCGCTGTATTTGCTAATATGGAAGTTATTTACCCAGAAACGAAAAATATTATAAATTATGATAAAGCTCATATACAGTTTCACAATTTAGTTGAATATAGAATTGGAACAAACTCAAAAGGAAAGCCGACAGTAGACAAAGTTCAAACTGATTTAGCTGGCGGGTCATTAATTCAAAAAATAATTGAAGATGCAAATGCGCACATGCAAAATACATTTTCGTTTATTCCGCCGCAAAAAATTAAATTAGGTCGTATTGCAGATTTTGAAGATCAACAAGCAGCATTATTTTCAGAAATAGATCAACTTAAAACGCAATTCGGACTTAAAGATACTGATTTAATTTCTGAATATCATCGTGCATGGTGGAGAGATGTAATCACTAGCAAAGCTCAAGAATTAGGATATGATATATCAGATGATTTAAGAGACACATTAGTAGATAGATGGGCATTCGATGATAAATCAACATCAGTTACAGTTGTTAAAAAACAAATTGAAAATCCTGAATTTTTACAATGGGTAACTGAATTTGACGATAAAGATTTTAAATCATATCAAAAACAAAACATGGAACCATTTGAATCAATCTTTTTGAGATTAGGAGCTCTTGTATTATCAAATGTATCTCAAGTATTAGCTGCAGATCCTAGTAAATCTACACAAGAAATTAAAAGAGATATTGCTACAGTAATAAAGCAAGTACAACAAAGTAAAGACCCGGAAATTCTTAAAAAAGTTGAATATCAATTAAAAAGAATTGAAAAGCTGGGTGGATTAGATCGAATAGTTCCAATTGAAGGAATTGTATTTACATTCAAAGGAAACACATACAAGCTCACCGGAGCGTTCGCTCCCGTGAATCAATTGATAGGTATATTAAAGTTTGGACGATAATATTTATATTAAAAATAGGACTTTCAAATGGCAGAGAAACATAAGTCAAAATATAAAGCACCAAAAGATTTAGAAAAATCAACGAAACCAACTCCTCGTAAAGATCTTAAAGATTATGAAGGAGATGAAACAGAAAACATGGTGCCAAATTCTACTGGCGAAAAGCAAAAGAATGTACTTCGTAAAACTGATAAAGAAGTGATTGACAACGGATCAATTGTTCCAGACATGAAAGATGCTGATAGAGCTTATAAACCAGAAGGAGAACATGACCCAAAACATGCTGCTAAAGTAATGTCTAAGCGTCAAGATGATGATGAAAAAGACAGTGAAGATTCTATTAAAGATAAAATTGAAAATCTAACAAGAGAACAAAAAGAACGTTTAGTTAGAGAATATATTCGTCGCCGTATTCAAAATGTTCTTAAAGAGCAAGAAGAGACAGAAGAAGAACCAGTTCCAGCAGAAGAGCCAATAGCTGAACCAGCAGCTGAACCAACACCAGCAGCTGAACCTGCAGTAGAACCTGCACCTGCTTCAGCAGAGCCAGCCACTCCAGAAGCACCAATCGAGCCTGCTCCAGAAGCACCAGCTGAAGAACCTGCCGCCGATCCTACACCTGAGGAAAGTAATGCTATTGAAAGTAGATATATTCAATATTTACAAACAACATCTTATACACCAAAACAGTTAGTTAGTAATTTAATGAAAATAGGATTAAAGCTTTCTTCTGAATATGATGTTAAAACAATGAAAAATTTCTTTTTGCAATTAAAATTAACGGCAGATAGAATTTACAAAGATCCAGAACAATTTAAAAAATAAGTTATGTCAAAAAAGTTACAAAATATAAATGCAGTCAATCAAATGTTGGCTGGGGAACATAAGTTTCAAACAAATAAGTCAGTTAATTTTACAAAAGAAACAAAAGATGTAAAAAAACATCTTGTTGGAGAAACTTGGGAAGAAACGGATCTTAAATCTGGTATTACATACATCATGGAACAAAAAGATGGTTATGTAATGAAAACAAAAAAGGGCGGCACACAACTTCAATCAATTAGAGATGAATTAGTTACGTTTAATAATTGTCCTAAAGAAACTTGCACTTGCAAAACACCAAATCATTTAGATCGTAAAATGAAAGCATTTCACGATATGTGTTATGATTGTGTTATTGATATGGAACATCGAATGAAAATAAATGGCACGTTTGATGAATATGCAAGAAATAGAATGAAGCAAAATGCACTTGCATGGTTGGAACGAGCCGAAAAGGATGTAGAATTATTAAAACAATCATATACAACATCATATCAAGTAATTGCAAATGCAGATGGTATGGTAGAAACATTAGATGCAAGAATGACTCCAGATCAATTTGCTGAGAAAGTTGAACGAGAATTTCAAGAATACAAAGAAAAAATCATATTACAATTATCACAAACAGAGGACAGAGATGAACGTTAAAGATCTATTAAAAAAAGCATGGCAGTGGTTATTAGACCAAACTGATATTGATGAAATGATTGAAGCTGAAGTTGAAGAAGTAAAAAAAGAATACAAAGAAACTAAAGCTAAAATTAAAGAAGTTAAAGAAGAGGTTGAACACCGAGTTGAAAGAGTAAGAGAAGAAGTTAAAGATGTTGTTGATGCTGCTCAAAAAGTGAAATCACAAATTGATGACATTAAAGGTGCAGTTAAAGGCAAGGCTAGAAAAGGTAGAAAACCTTCTTCAAAAAAACCTGCTACAAAGAAACCAAGAGCTAAAAAGAATCCTTAATGAAATTATTCTTTAATAACATAAAGAACATCATCATAGTGGTATTGATTGTAATAATCATTATCATGCAACAATGTTCTGGTCCATCAATCGATTTCAACTTATTTGGTAAGAAAAACAAACAACCCGATGCTGTTGAAGGAACTGTTATTACCAAAATAGAAACAAAATGGGATACTGTAAAATTTGATAGCTTAGTTTATGTTCCTAAATGGAGAGTAAGAGTTGATACGGTACATGATACAACCTTAAAGGATATTGATACACTTTCAGTATTAAAAGATTATTACGCAAAGTATTTTTATACGGATACATTAGATTTAGATTCATTAGGTAATATCATAATCAATGATACTATATCACAAAATTCAATCATATTCAGAGAAATTAATCCAAACATTTATATTCCAACTACAATCATAAAAAGAGATTCACTTATTTCAAAAAATGAATTTTATTATGGATTTGGTTTAGCAGGAAATGAACAACAATTCAATTACATTGGTGGTGAGTTACTTTGGAGAAGTAAACGTAAAAAAGTAATTGGGGTGGGATTAGGTATCAATCAAAACCTTCAACCGGTTGGTTCTCTAAGATTGATGTGGAAAATTGGTAAATAATTTATGGCAGCACAAAAAGACATAAAACAAATAATCGCGGAACAGTACCAAAAATGTGCTTCAGATCCCGTCTTTTTTATGCGTAATTATTGTTATATTCAACATCCTGTTAAAGGAAAAATAAAATTTAATCTTTATCGATTCCAGGAACAATCCTTAACGGATTTACGTGATAGTAGATATAACATTATATTGAAGTCCCGA